AAGTTTTATTAAATATGACTTGATTTTACGGATATATTATTTACTAGGATTTGTTTAAGTCATTGTAGAATTAAATAAAAAATGTTGATTAATTAGTATTACAATAATTCTACTTTTAACTTACATAAATTCCTTCCAAAAATCCTTTTTAAATTCTTTAAATATATTCCAATCAATTCTAAATGACGAAAATATACAACTTTGAATAACTTTATCAAATTTATCACTCTCAATAACTTTACTTATAAAAGTTGCTTCTTCTAAATTATCAACTTTTATTGCCATAGCTCCTTGTGTCATTCCGTATTTTCCTTCCATGTCAATAACTGGATTGTATATACCACTTTCTCCAAATATTACTTTTGATACTCCAAAATGTCCCCTGTCATTTACTTTACTATACATATATCTAATACCAGCTTTAGGCGTAGAATGAACGCACGGATATTTAAATTCTGGTGTTTCTTTTGATGACATCCATTTTTTTCTTGGTTCATAAGCAGACATACTTTGCATTATAGGACATCGTTCGTCATCATTTTTAGCTATTATTTTGTTGATTTCAAGAATATTAGAATTAGGCAACCAAGACAATTCACTTAAATTAATTTCATTTTGTTTTCCAAGTTCATCTATAAAAATTGTATTTTTGTATTGATTTGTTTTTTCAATTAAATACCAATCATATCTTGTTCCTTTATTAAATACTTTTTGTCCATCTTTTGTTCCGTGTATTTCTAAATATAACATTTGGTTTTGTTTTGTCATTAAGTCAAACATTTTTGTAAATTTTCCTCTTTTCGTATTTGGTTTTCTCCAACCTGGAGGATGAACGAATAATAAATAACCATTTGGCAATAACCATTCATTAATAGATTTTTTTGTAAAATCTTGCCAAATAGTATTTCCAGTGGATGTATTACCACTTGAATTAAATGGAGGATTTCCAATAACAGCATCAACCCCATCAACCCCCCATTTTTTTCGTTGCTCTAAAACAAGAGTATCCCCAATATGCGAATTGAATTCAAAATCAAAGTCTTCTATCCCACATTTACTCTGAATATGACATTTTAATATTTCAGTTGTTATAAACACATTCAACGCGGTCAAATCCGCAAAATAAATACATTCTCTTGCAATTACTAAACATCTATCTATTTCATCATGTATGACTCCTGACAATCCTTTATAAAACCTATCAAATATTCCCAATATAAAATTCCCTTTGCCACAGCAAGGTTCAAATACTTTTTTTGGAGTATTCCAAAACTCTAAAGGAATAACATCCAACATTTCATTAACCAATTTCACCGGTGTTGGAACTTCCGCATTTTTTTTTTGTTCAATATTAGTAGGTATAAAATGTTTTGCAATTAATTGTCTTAATTTATGTGCAGGTGCAGTGCTATAAATCTCTCTAATATTATTCACAATTTCTTCGTTATTTTCAATAATTTGGTTCATTATCTTTACTATAATTGGATAATTGTCTTTATTCAATTCAATTTTTTTATCTTTTAATAAACTTCTTATTAATTCTCCGGTTTTTTCATCTGTAAAGATGCATTTAAAATCGTGAATTTTATATGAGCGTGAAATTAATGCTAACAATGGAAACAAGAAACTTTTACACATTTCAAGAGTTTGATTAATTAAAATCTCTATTTTCTCGACTTCTTCTTTTGCTATCGCCGGGTCGGTTTCATCACATTCTAATTGAACAGGCGCATCAATTTGTGTTTTTGTTTTATCACCTTTTGGACAATCTTGTTGTTCTCCTTCTAACTCACTGTTAATCTTTTTATTTTCCTGTAAAAGGGAACTCTGAAAATCCATTTTAATAAAATCACGCATGTCATCATCACAAATAATATTTTCTAAAAGGGATGTATCATCAAATACTCTCAATAAATTTTCTCCCTCTCTTTCATAATAAGACATTATTTCCACCATTTTTACTTTACCATTATTAATGTGTTGTGGGTCAAACAAGAATATGTTATTCTCAAATAAATAATACAATATTTCTGCATTGGTTTTTGTAGTTTTTGTGTTTTTTCGGTGTTTTTGAATGACATTCAGTAAGTATAAATAACTTCTCTGAATGTTCATGTCAACATTAATTCCTATTGTTTTTCCTTCTGCTTCGGTTAACGCACGAGAATATCGTTGTTTTTGATTGTCTAAATTATGTCCATCGTCTAATGAAATGGTAACATCACATGAGTGATATGTAATTCCCACACTTCCTTTATTTCCCAAGAAAAGGATGCATCCTCGTTTTTCTCTCTGTTTTGTCCGATTCATACATGAAACTATATATTCATTGTATTCTTCTTTTATATATCCTGTGTCTTCAAATGAATTAGAATACTCAATGTTATAATCACTCCATAAATCATGAATTTCTAAAAATCTTTTTAATGTTTTTTGTAATAGAAGAATTGTATTATTTCTTGTGTGAGTTGGAAGATATACAATACATAATAAAGGATTTTCTACAGATGATTTTCTTGAACCGTAATGTGTTTGAGTTTTTTCTACATGTCTCATAATTGTATCATTTTTCATTCTATTTTTAGAAATAATACATTCAAAGAAACTTTTCAATATATTAATTCCATCACTAGAATTACATAATTCAAATTCCTCGGCATATGTTGAAGTTCCGTCTTCACCCATAATTTCTCTTAGTGCAAAGAGAGAACTACAGCTATATCCATAGTTTGTGCCATGCTCAATGTTATATACCTTAATTTCGCCAATTAATTTTTCACTAATAGAATGTTTCATCAACACTTGTGTCGGTGATGATGAATAATCTTTATTTAAGTTTGAATTTTCTAAACAACGCTGAAATATAGATCCGTGTCGTTTAATCATAAATTCAATGCCGTCAATGGATTCTCCCTTTTGAATTTTTTTCATAATTGCTTCATCTTCTATTTCCCATTCAAAAACACACGTAGATAGAATTTTATAATATTGTATAATTTTAGCAGCAGTTCCAGACGAAAATATAGTTAAATCAATTTTTTTACGAATGTCTTCAATGCTTCTGTTAATATCTAAAATATCACTTTGAGTCATCTCGGTACAAGAACCTTGGTGTGCCTCATCTATAATAATTGCTTCAAATCCTATTCTTTTCAAAGATTCTTGTTTAACTGTCCCATTTACTTTTAAATATTGAGTGCTACAAAATACCAGTCCATTAAACCCATCTGGAATGTCATCAAACTGTTCTTGTGAATAATAATGAATATCTTTAAAGTCAATGTATTTATCTAAATCGTCTATAAAACTGGCAATTGTAGATGGAACAGAAGTTATGATAAGTATTTTAGACACACCAGTCTTTTCTAATAAATATTTACATATAGATAATATTGTAATGCTTTTTCCACTTCGAGGTTTATGAGAAATACACCACATTTTATTATTTTTCTTCAATGATCTTATAAATTTTAATTTTGTCATTTGTTGATGTAACTTTTTTCTCAGTTGTTCTCTTGGGGAACATAAATATTCACAATCAATAAAATCAATAAAATCATTCACGGTTAGGTCGTTGTGTTCAAAACGATCACAAAACACATTTAATGCGTTAATAATATCTTCTGAATCAAACAGTAACCCATTTTTAATAATAGTATCATGCAATTGTTTATCAATATTCAATTTATTTTTATATTTATGATTTTTTATCAGATTTTTATCTTTGACAAATAATCCTATGTTATAAACTGAAAACAGCGAGTGACTCTTAATTGTATTGTCTATTTTTGAAACATCTGTCTCGCCATACTTATTTTTATATTTAATTGAAAATGGCATCACTGTATCATTATGTTTAATGGTAATATCGCTAATATTATTGCCTCCACCTTCTATTTTAGTTTTTAATAAATGGTTCACTGTTGTCATTTTTTTTAAATTTTCCATGGTTCCATAGCAGACTTCAGTGTAATTTAAACTAATAATGCATTTTAATATAATTAAAATTTGACACAATGATTCAAATATAAAGCCTTGTTTTCTCTCATCAGTGTCTCCATCAAACATTATATGTTTAAATAATTCCTTACCTGGTAAATGTTTGTTTGTTAACATAGTATCCAACACGCTTTTTCTGAATTTAGAACGCTGATCCTTTTTTAAAACAGCACGTTCAATTGCTGAAAGTTGTTTTTGTTCTGAAGACATTTGATTTTGATTTTATTATGCAAGACTATTTAATTACTTATTTCATTTCATTTTTTATTATAACTTTACGAAATCCGTCTCTGGAATACCGATCAAGACAGAAAGCGTCGTGTGTTTAAAAAAACGATATGTGTCTAATGAAATGAATTGCAAATGATAAAATAATATCTTTAATATCCACAATAAGAGAGAAGCATGTGTCGGCAAAACACTCTTGGATAAATGTGTGGCCAATATTTCTCTCTTGTATTTTTCATTATAAATGGAAATTTCTACTTTTAATGAATTCTCTTCATCATAATAACCAACTTTGTGTCCATATATTAGGTTTAATTCGGATGGGTTAGGCATGGTTGTAATAATCCTTTTGAACTTTCTTTTTGGAATATGCAAAAATGCGGATAATTGCGAAATCGTGCTTGATTCATTGTCTGTGAAAATGACAACATCAATGTCACTTTTTCCGTCTATATAATCTGTTCGTAAAATACTGCCATAAAAATACACGGGTCTCTCTAAATAATCTCTTAAATGATTGAAAAAAGAAGAAGCATGATCCGATAATTTATTATTTTCATGGATTGTTTCCATATATTATGCTTTTATATTTCATCATTTGTTTTCAGAAAATTATGAAGCATAATGTCTTGGTTGTTGTTTTGAATTTCTCCTGATAACATTAACATTTCATACATTTTTCGGAGAACATCATTCGGAGCATTGCTTCCACACTTGATCATGTTTTTGTCATTCAAATATTTTTTAATAACATTCATCTGTGTTTTTTTCAACTCTTTTTGTGCAGTTAATATTTGTCTACGTGTATTGTTGTCTTTTATTAAAATACCCACAACACGATGCGTTTTTGATTTTCCTAATCGATGTTTTCTAATTGTTGTTTTTTTAATTCTTTGTTTGATGGGTTCTTGTTTCAACTGTTGCTCTTGCATTGGAGGCTGATGCGATTGCGATTGCGTATTGAATTCATTTAGTTGGGTGGGTTGCTGAATGGGCATGGGTATAGATGTGGATGCATTTTCTTTGATTTGTTCTCTTAATTGTTTTAATTTTAATTCTCTCAAGGTCGGTTCTACGGATTGCGCCGGCTTGTAATTACGATATGTTTTTTTAAATCCATTTTTTAAACAACCATATGGCACTTCTTTGTCTAATTTATAGGGTTCAATATGGCTCGTTAATGTCATCGGTTCAAATGCAGGCATTGACAATGCACCGGGTAAGACAACGGATGAGGCAACCGAAGTCATAGGCACAAGAGTTGGATGAGGTTCAGGTTCAGGTTCAGGTTCAGGTGTAAAAAGAACTAAATCTTTTAATTCTTCGGGCAGGTCCATCTGAATGTTTGGTTGATTTGGTTGTGTTGGCGCCGGCGCTTGAGCAGTTAAAATGGAGGGTGATGTTTTTAAATGAAGTTTATTACGAATCGTCTTCTTTTTAAAGTCATCTGTTTTTTTTTGGAGAGTAAGAGATTTTAAATATTCAAGTGAATCATTGAATTCATCTGTATATTCTGTGTCTTGTTTTTCTTGAGACTGTTGTTTATGGTCTTTAATTCTTTTTAGCAATTTATTTTTCAACAAGTTCGGAGAGATTATGGGTTTTATATTCGGTCCTTTGCCTTTCTCTCCTTTGTTTTTACGACTTTTTCCTCCGACTTTGAATAAATTCGGGTTTATTTGAATTGTTTTTCTTAAATTTGACATATATTATCTAAATGGAAACATTTTGTTTTAATTACGCCTACTGCTTCTTCTTCTACTTCTACTTCTGCGTGCACTTCTACCTCTAGAACCTCTTTTTCTTCTGCGTCCGCCTACTAATGTGTTGGGTTGTGCCATTTGAATATCATGAACTTCTGCTGCATCAGAACCATATTTATACATGCTTGGTGTAATGCTTCCAGAACCTAAACCGTTTCCACCACACATGCGCCTTCGCCGATGTCTATTGCTTCGCTTATTTCGTCTTTTTCCTCCTTGCGATGGTAGTGGTGCTGCTGGAACTGCATCTTGTGCTGGAACTGCATTTGGGTCTTGTGCTGGTTCTTCTTTTGATTGTAATAAATTAGACAAGCTGGAGGATAAATTAGACACGCCGGAAGAGACGCTGGAGGCCCAGTCCGACAGACCCCCCCCCATCATACTTCGCTGACTATTTCTTGATCTTGATCTTGTTCTACCAACCATTATATTATATAAAAAGAATAAAATCTATTTGGATTAATATGTCTGTCTTGGCAATGCCCCATATGAACACACTTGTCCATTTTTTAAACTAGTATTAAAAATAGATCCTTTCTTTTTAGGAGCAGTGCATCCGCCTGAACGAACGCGTTGCAAACTAATCGCAGTTCCACTCGGATAATAATTTTTCGTGGTATATGGTGCGTTTTGCGGCAATCCGACTTTGAAAGATGATTGTCCTACAGCAATCGCTTTTTTGCGATTCAGATAGAGAGAAGAATCTTGTGGTCCTATATAATTCACATGACTTGAAACTGGACGACGTGTTTGAGAGGAATAACAATAAAACATTTGAGGCGCCGATTTTTTTGCTAAAGCCGTCTGTTGTTCTTGATTTTTTCTAGAAACAGATTCGGTTCGGATATATTGCTGACGAGAATTGATAAAATTTTCTGAATACACTGGCTCTTGTGATGGATAAAACTGTTGAACATTTGCGGGATTGCATGTTTGTGTTCCTAAATTTTGGAATGGAAGCTGATTCGGTGTGTTTGCCGTATTAAGTGGACCGTAAACGGGCGTGACGATGATATCGGAATACTGATGCGACATTATATATTTAATCAATATCATAAAATAATTGAATAATTTCAATTGTTTTTTCTAATTTATTGTTAGACCAATATTGAATGTTCTCTCTTAATATATTCAAACGATGTGTCCATTCTTTTTGTTTCGTCTTTTTCACACCGCAAACACCATTTTTGTCTATTCCAAAACACGATGTAATATTTTTATCTTTATTTAAATAATCGTCTGGATTAAACCTCATAAACACTATCGGACGATGTCCAACATCTTGTGACAATAACATCATTCTTTTATTTTCACAAGAACAATCTCCGTAATTTTCTCCTGTATGTTGATTTTCGTCTATTTCAATAATAATGACTTGATATCCAAAATCCATCAATAAATCTGGCCGACGTCTAGAACAACCACCTTGTATTTGTTTGTCATTTATCCAAGGATATTGTGGAAATTCTTTCAAAACAAATTCAACAACGGTTCTCTCTTTTGTCTTGTAATTTCTTGCGACAGGTTTTTCTGGAAATAAATGAATGAAACAATAGAGGCAATAACCGTCGTATTTATCGGATACTCGTGTATAACACCATTCTGATTTACAAGTTTTATGTTTAATATCAATCATATTTGGTAATTTATGAATTGAACAATAAATAGCGTTTTTCTCTCCTTCCAAATTAAATACTGGTATTATTTTACATCCTTCAAAAACACATTTTTTACTTTTAACATCAATCATATTCTCTAATTTATGTGTTGCACAATAAATAGCGTTTTTTTCACCTTCAATATTAAATGCAGGTTGTTTTTTACATCCTTCAAAAATACAAGTTTTACTTTTAACATCAATCATATTTTCCAATTTATGTGTTGCACAATAAATAGCGTTTTTCTCTCCTTCAATATTAAATGCAGGTTGTTTTTTACATCCTTCAAAAACACAGGTTTTAGAAACAATATCAATCATATTTGGTAATTTATGACTTGAACAATAAATAGCATTTTTTTCACCTTCAATATTAAAAGTTGGTCGTGTTTTACATCCTTCAAAAACACAGGTTTTAGAAACAACATTAATCATATTCTCTAATTTATGACTTGAACAATATAACCCCTTTTTAGTTCCTTCAATATTAAAAGTTGCTCTTTTATTACAATTATTGAAAAGACAACTTCGGGGTTTCTTATTGCAAGGAGAACAAATCATTTAATTTATAATATATATAATTTTAAATTAAATCAAATCAATTTTAATTAAAATCGGCGAATAGCTTTTAATGCAACTTGACTGGCATTTGATTGGTCTCCACCAAACGATAAATCATTATAGTTGCGTTGTATCGCCTTTTGTTTTAAAAAAGTAGTGTAATTAGAAGAATCGTAGACATATTTTGTGTTGCAACTAGCCGGAGGCACTCCTGTTCCATCACAGTTGCTATGAATTGCTCCCATATGACCTTTTAATCCAAAGAGACCAGGTCTGCTTTGGAATGTCTGAGTCGGACCACCACATGAATAAGATTGACGAGAAAGCAAATCGCCTGCGTTATTTACAGCACGAAACGGGGTTTGTGCCAATTTTAATTTACTCGCACGAAGTTGTTGAGGATACGACGTATTCCATGCCTGTTTTAACGTGAAACGAATGTTTTCATATTCATCATAGTCTTTGTCGACATCTAGAATTGTATGAGGCATAAAACCTCTTATGCCGCCGCCTTGCACAGGTTGATTTCCCAGCAAAATAGGACTCGTCACGCCTGGAATGGTAAGATTTAATGGAAGACCTGTGCTGTTTGCACCAAATTGATTAATTCCTGATACTTGAGACATTATATAATAGATGAATAAAAAATAAATATGTAATCCTAAATATATGATTAAATATTTAGTCGCCTCAATTATTTTCGTAGTTTTAGATGGGTTGTATATAAATTTAATAAAACCCGTGTTTGGAAAGCAAATTGCCGCGATTCAAGGTTCTGTTATGAAACCGAATTTTATCGCAGTCGCAATCACATATGTATTTCTGCTATTTGGACTGAATTATTTCGTTTTAAGAAAATACATGAATCCAAAAGATGCATTTTTATTTGGTCTTGTTATTTATGCGGTATATGAATTTACGAATTTAGCAACATTTTCTAAATGGTCTCTCTATTTGTCGGTCATTGACACTTTTTGGGGAGGAACATTGTTTGGTGCAACCACCTGGATTGTTAGATTTTTGCGTCTATAAATAATATTACGTATGTATATGATGGAAGAAATAATGGAAGGAATAAAAGAACCAGGACAGTCTCCTGATAGTGAGATGCGTGGCGTTGACCCACCACTGAATCCATTTGACAGGTGTGGACAAGGTGTTCTAATTGACCATTTTTTAGAAAAGATTGAAAGAGACCCGGATTGTGCTGATATAAGAAGAAATTATATGAACGAGAAGGATACTAAAACAGAGACGTATTATAATCCGGCCATTAAAAGATTTATAAAAGAGGACCCTCAAATTCAACCTTTAATTAGGTGTCTTTGTGCAAACGAATTCATTAATTGTACGGATAGACCAAAAGGATATCTTACTTTTGTAATCCATGGAAGATATATTATTACAAAAACATGTGTGGGCTATTCATTAAATGAAAAACAATTATTGCATTCTACAAATATCACAATTCTTGCTCCAATTGGACAACCTAATTGTGGCGTGGAAATTAGCAGATTTAATACAAATGCTGTATATAATAATGCTGATGCAGATTTATCACGTAAAACTCTTATAAATAAAACATTGTTAGAGGGATCTGCCTCATCCGAGATTTTTAGTAGTATTACTGAAAAGAGAAAAAATAGAGAAAAAAAGAGAGAAGATGAAGAAGAACCTGACATTTATCAACTCAGACCTAATATTACAGAGGATGAAATAAGGGATGCTATAGAAATTTATGTTGAAAAACATCCAGATAAAACAAATAGAGATTATTTATTTAAATCTGCAAAACGACGAGCAAATGTAATAAATCATCCTTTATCCTATATTTCTGGAAATGTGAAATTTATACATGAAAAAGAAATGGGTTACAGTGGCAAATCAGAAGCAATTTTTTTAGATGGTCCAAATGTATCATTGCGTATAAAAGTTAAAAATAATAAAATACGCAAAGATTTGCCTTATTTTAACATAAATTTATTGTGTCAATATAAAGAAGATGGAACTGCAGACACTGCTCCTACAACAAATGTAAATATCATTAATATATCACATTATATAATAGATGTTATAAAAGAATTGATGATAGAAATATGTTGTGAATCGAAAGGAATTCCTTATTCAGAAAAGAATGACCTGAAAAGTCAACTTACTGCAATAGACGGTTCTTGTGGGAGCATTGAAAAACAAAAATGTATATCTCCACAAACCTTGAATGACTTTGAAACAAGTGTTTTTGATTCATTGAGTAAAACACCATTTCAGGTTACACAATCAGAAAGCCCAAGAAGCCCAAGAAGCCCAAGAAGCCAAGAAGGTTCACCTGATTCTCAACCAGCCACACAAGAGTATTCAACTATAGTAGAAAATATAGAAAATATAGAAAATATGATAAATTTTGTAGAACAAAAAGAAGAAGATGCAGAAGATGCAAAAGAACCAGTTATAAAAAGAAGCCGTACAGGTGAAAAAAGCCCTACAGGTGGGGCACGTAATTCACAAAGACGACGAAGAAACAGGTTATCTACATTTAGAGAGAAATCTAAACTCAGAACTAGAATGAGAAGTAGAGTTAGATCCAGAGCAAAACGCAATTCACGAACGCAGCGGCGATGGCGGCGACACAATTCTTCGCGCTCTAAAAGGCGAAAATAGGCGCATTAACAATTGACTTGAACTATGATATTATTTAGTATTATAATAATATCATAATATTATATGGAAGGTGGACCATCAGAGAGAGAGAGAGAAATAAGCAGAGATTATTCATCTATATTAATGCACACTTACAACAACTTAATTGTAAAGCCAAGATGACAACAGATCCAGATACGGGTGATGATATATTAGATTTTGGGGATCTATGTTATATTCCCGATATCCTAATTAGTGAAAATCCAGAAACACAAGAACTAATAAAACATTATTATCTTCGAATTATTGTGGAGCGTATATTACCTATAGTATCTCAAACAATTAAAGGCATGTGTGCTTTAAATAAGGAGAAATTTAATCCAAGTAATAATGAAGTGGTTGTTAAAGGACAATGTGTCTCGCATGGTGAAGTAGACACCATAGAAAGAGACCTAAAAAAATAAAAAGGGAAATCGTCGTCGTTCCCGAAGCTATGCCTCCGACGCTGGTGAGAAGCTTATCTCAATCATTATCTCAAATACTGTCAGAAATACCAAATGAAGAAATACCAAACGAAGAATCCAAAGACGAGCAACAATCCAAAGACGAGCAACAATCAATTCGGGAGCAACAGCAACAATCAATTCGGGAGCAACAGCAACAATCAATTCTGGAAAATATTAACACCATCGTTAATACAATTAATAGTAAAAAATATACCCACTATACTCACGAGACAAGTTGTGTAACCCTCGAAGATTTTATACTAATAATGGTAAATACTGCACCGTGTGGTCGTAAATTTCTTGGAAATAAGGAGATAACGAACAAAATTCGAAAATGGTATAAAACCACTAAGGATATAAATTACAATCAAACCTACTTAAAATTATTATTTTATGTAAAATTTCTTAAGATTGATGTGTTAATTGCAACAATTGAAGCAATTCGGCAATGAAAGTGAACTTTATCGCAGTTGCAATTACATATGTCTTTCTGATATTTGGTCTCAGCTATTTCGTATTGAGAAAACACATGGAGCCAAAAGACGCGTTTTTATTTGGTCTTGTTATTTATGCTGTATATGAATTTACGAATTTAGCAACATTTTCTAAATGGTCTCTTTATTTGTCGGTCATTGATACATTGTGGGGCGGAACATTGTTTGGACTAACAACATTGATTGTAAAAAGGTTAAGTTCTCTCTTTTAAATCCTCGAAGAATTCTTTTCTTACTTAAATCCTCGGGATTTATTAATTTTTTGGTAAAAAGTAAGGTTCAGTGACAGGTAAGTTTAAAATTAGTGGAATTATTATATTTGAACTCTTTAGGTGTTAATATAAATTTATAATGGTTTAAATCTTACAATTGCTTTCATTTACATATATAATGAAAGCAATTATATTTGGAGCATTGGGTTCAATTGGTAATTTTATTTTTAAAAGCATGAAAGAAGATGGTATACATGTTATAGGAACTACAACAAAATTAGACAAAACAACAGATGAATATATTTATATCGATGAATATAATTTTAACAACTTATTAAAAATTGATAATATTGATATTATTGTTTGGGCTCAAGGATATAATTTTAATGATAATATAAATAATTTTAACAAAGATAATTTTGATAAAATTTTAAATGTAAATGTCACATTTATTGTATCTACCTTACATTTTTTACTTAAACATAATAAAATAAATACTGGTTCAAAAATGGTAATAATAAGTTCTATTTGGGAAGAACTTACTCGTGAAAATAAATTGTCTTATACAATATCAAAAGCAGCATTATCTGGATTAGTTAAAAATGTCGCATATGATTTATCATGCAAAAATATATTAATAAACAATGTATTACCTGGTGTAATTGATAATGAAATGTCACAAAAAACATTGTCAGAAGAACATTTTAATTATATAAAAAATTATATGTTATTTAATCGTCTAATAACATTACAAGATATTTATAGAACTGTAAAATTTTTAG